CACCACAATTTGAACGACTAACGGATAAATTACCAAAGCTCGTTGCATTACCAGTACTCGCAATTGTTATTTTTTCAAGTGCAGTTAAAAAGCTGCCGTTAAACCCCGCACCAATAACTCCTTTTGTGGAATTTGACACGGCACATGCGTAATATTGAGCATTAGCTAAATCTCCAAAATCAGTAGCGTTACCCGTAGATGCCGTTGTTACATAATCAATAACATTTGACGCAGTACCGCCTCCACCACCCATTACCGATCTTGTAGAACTGGAAAGCATAGAGGCGATGCCAGTAACTGTTCTGTCTCCAAAATCAGTAGCGTTACCCGTAGATGCTATCGTAATATATTCTATGGTGTTTGCATAAGCACTAGTGTAGCTTAATTGAAATAAACCTCGTGTTGTAGAACCACAGCCGTTTATCATGAATTTAGCTGTTTGAGTTAAGTCACCAAAGTCTGTGTCGTTACCTGTTGAGGATATGGTTACATATGATATTACATTGCTACCATCGCCACCACGGGTAAAAACTCCTCTTGTAGAATTTGCAAGCCCCCCACCACCCCTTTGGGTGTTGGTGGATAATGTCCCAAAATCAGTAGTGCTACCCTTAGTAACTATAGTAATATATTGCATATCTGTTCTGTAGAACGGTGATGCTCCGCCTTCATTTTCACCTCCTCCAGTAATGCCTCTTGTAGAATTGGAAAGCGCAAAGTTTTTATTCGGTGCATATCCGCCTGATAAGTTACCCCATGAAGAACCATTGCCATCACTTGCTATAGAAATATATTCTATTGTTGCTGTTGCTCCAGAACTACTTCTTCCTCCTGCAAAAACCCCAATATCGCCCGATAAAGGCGCTGCATTCCCCGCCGTAGGCCACAGCCCCGCCTTGGTATATGTATTGGCCTCCGCAAGTGACCACACGCCAGATGCTGCGCTATCCTGATACGGGCCAGCAGGCGCTGTCGGGTTCTGCGTGATGATGTTGCCTAGATAGCGTTTAGTCATTATTGAAGCCCTCCGTGGCCGTTAGAACAAGCCCCAAGAAATTTGGCGCTTACTGTACGGTCTCCAAAGTCTGTGGCGTTACCTGTACTAGCTATTGTTACAAACTCAATGACGTTGGAGAGCGATACACTACCACCATATTGCCCCCCTCCAAAGATAGCGCGACTTGGATTTGAAGTACCTGCACATTGAGCGCGAATCGCTGTAAAATCTCCAAAATCTGTGGCGTTACCTGTGGAAGCTATAGTTATGTATTCTATTACGTTTATGTCAGCGTATGAAGAGTTCATACCACCACCATTTAAACCTCTAGTGCTACTAGAAGCTCCAAAATTACTTACCACACCACTTGTGCTGTCCCCAAAATCTGTGGCGTTACCCGTAGAAGCTATTGTGATGTAATCTATTATGTTTGAAAAAGTGCTGCCATAGATTCCGCTAATAAAAACACCCCTTGTTCCAGAATTTATCCCAGACCCGCCTTGCTTACGAGCTACGGTAAGATTGCCAAAGTCGGTAGCGTTGCCAGTAGATGCGATTGTAATATAATCAATTACATCGTCTGGATTGCTACTAGCACTTTGTCCCATTGCAAACACGCCCCTTGTCGCATTGCTGTTGCCAACAGCAAATCGCCTTCCAACACTAAGATCACCGAAATCTAAAGCGTTACCAGCCGTTGCTATAGTAATGTAATTAAGGGTGTTATCAGATGCTGCGGAACTAAGGGCAAATACACCTCTCGTTGACGACGACACGCCACCCGCTGCATTGTTTTTAGTTTCCGTAAGATCACCAAAGTCTGTAGCATTACCCAAAGAAGCAATAGTTACAAAATCAATCACATTAGAGCCTTCGCCACCAGCAAAAACACCCCTTGTTCCGTCAGGCGGCAAAGGCCACCCACTCGCGTTCTGATACTGCGTTGAGAGGCTCCATACACCTTGATAAACTGGCATTATGTTACCTCCACCCAACTTGTTGTTTCTTCATTCCATGTATATTCGCCGCCTTCTGGCATAGGAGTTGGTGGAACAAAACTGCAAAGTTCTTCGCTAAATGTCCAAGAAGCAAAGCCGTTTTCAGCCCACCAAGATTTTACTTCATTTTGTTTCGCCGCTTTTTCTTCTTCCGTCATAGAAACGATAGTCCAAACATCGGTCCAAACACCATTTACCCGTACATATTCACTAGATTTACTGACATCGTATATACCAAGTTCAGGAGGGGTTGGTCTATCAAATCTTTCCCATCCTTCAGGTAATGGCCCTGCGTCTATGTCACAATTAGGAAAAGCAACTTTAAAATTAGATGCTATAACTGGGTGACCTTGTATTGTTTCATCCGTTATTCTTACAAAACATCTAATCATTATGGACCTACATTTGTTGATGGGAACGATCTAGTTGTGCCGGAAAAGGAATAAATGATCCGCAGTGCGCCATCTCCACCATTTCCACCTTCATGCGTTCCGCCATTATTTGTTGCAGGATTCCCGCCACCGCCGCCGCCACCGGGCAGACCACCTGTAGCGCCTCGCGCATAGTTAGGATGACCTGCGCCGCTGCCACGAGCGCCTTGTGCGCCAGTGACCCCGTTTGCTTCGTAAGAACCTGATGCACCACCTTGCCCTTGGTTACCGCCGTTGCCGCTATTACCCTCTCCATAAAGACCAGTGCCGCCGCCGCCAGAGCCGCCGAAAAGGCCGTAGCCAGTGCCGCCGCCGCCAGAGCCGCCTCCAGAACCAGCCGACCCAGTGCCGCCATTATGGGATGTAGGAGAACCAGCGCCGCCAGTACCACTGTATCCACCAGCGCCGCCGCCACCGGGGGGCCACCAGTTACTGTTGTTATTGCCGCCGTTTCCGCCAGAGCCGCCGCTGCCGCCTGTTCCTGCGCCCACAGTGCCACCAGCGCCGCCGCTAGAGGCAGATGCGCCAGTACCACCATTTGCTCTCACTACGGCGCTTGTACTGGGGTCACTTAATCTACTAAACCCACCATTTTGAGCGTTTTCTCCCGTACTCACACCGCCAGCGCCAACAGTAACTGTCCAAGTTTGCCCCGCAGTAGCACTTGAATTATTCTGATAAGCTAAAGCTCCGCCGCCGCCGCCGCCACCCGAATCGTTAGAACCAATAGAGCCATACCCAGACCCCCCACCGGAAACACAAACCGCTGAAATTCGAGCGGGGTTAAGGCCTGATGGGACTATAAACGAGTAAGTACCCGGCGTTACATAAACGCTATCTGTAGATTGTGTGGGGGTTACACTATTTGAAGCCGCGCTAGAATGACCAACTCCAAAGCCATTTTTAGCAACAACTTTAAAGGTATAAGCAGTATCATTTGTTAAACCTGAAATTGTTGCGGGAGATGCAGAGACAGAGGACGACACTATTGAACCATCAGAAGTTTTTATTGCGGTGACAATAAATTCAGTAATTTCCCCACCCCCAACATCAGTTGGAGCGGTAAAAGTTAAACTAACCTCGCCGCCAGCAGCTCCCCCTACGTCCGTTGCCGTGCCTATAGTTGGTTCATCTGGTGCATTAAGACCGTCTTGGCCTATAAAGCCGCCGTTACCTCCAGCCATCGGAAACTCCTAATTAGCTAATTTCTTCGTAGCTCACAATCACTTCAAGGTCACTCGCAGTGCCAGCCGTTGCCGTAATGGACTTGTCTTCCTCAAGATACAAAGCCGTACCCTTGTCAACAACAACAAGCGAAGCATCCGCAGGGACAGAGATTGTGCTTACAAGAGAATAAGCTGTACCACCGCCATCGTCTTGCGAGTGTACGTCTACCGTCACGTCACAGGCGTTTGTGCCATCGACATTGGCAATCTGAATCATGTTGATCTTAAAGACCTTGCTAGACGAGGCAGCGTTGCTAACCAGTGTCGTTGCGGATGTTGAAGTAAGCGCGACGGTGGCGGATTTGCCTATGATCGTACTTACATTTACAATATTCGGTGCAGCCATTTGTTTTCTCCTTTAGCCAAACACGATTGCCATAGCTATGGCTTTACCTGTTGATATACCAGCACTACCAAAACTGATAGCGCCACTTCCGTTAGTAACTAATGCTTGGCCGCTTGTGCCATCCGATGTAGGATAAGTAACTCCACCTATCGTAACTGTACCCGTGAAGGTAGGACTTGCAATAGGTGCAAAATTAGAAGGAACACTTAAAGAATTAAAAGCATCCACAAATGCAGCGCCTGACCCAGCACCATCACTATATACAGCTTTGGTTTGACCCGCTGGAATAGTTACATTAGCACCAGAACCTTGAGAAATGATAATGTTTTGAGATCCGCTAGTAGCGTTCTCAATAAACCACATCTTGCTAACAGTGTTTGGGCCAATAGTAATTGTACAGGCACTGTCTAAAGTTCCTGTATACTTCAAGAACATTGACCGACCAGCGTCTGATGCGCCATCAGCAATCGTTGTTGTGTGAGTATCAGCGTTGGTTGTTATGGCTTCTGTGCCATAGCTAAACGCTTCACCGATCAATTCGAGGTTAAGGTTCGTGACTGTTCCCCATGAGCCTGACTGATCGCCAGTTGCCATCTCATTGAGGCGAAGGTCATTTACATAGGTTGAAGCCATATCAGTCGATCCTCACAATTGATGTATTAGCAGTTTGGGCTGGGAAAACAATACGGAATGTACCGCCAGCAACTGAGAAGTCACCGCCAAAGTCCAAGACTGCAATTGCTAAGTCACTCTCTGTATCATTATAAATCAAAGCGCCGCGAGCTGTAAAAGTAGCTGATGTCCACTCAGGATTATCAGAATCAAAACATCCGCTTGTACTGTTGATAATCACAGATGCGTTTGCCAATGCCACACCGCCAGTGGTATACCCATTTCCATTCGCAACTTCATTTGTTGTTGTATATGCAGTTGTAGTTGCGTTCAGTGTCGCTGAACTTGTGTAAAGGGCAATCTTTAATGTGTCTGAGTCGAGATCATGCAGCCCAAGCATTACATCTCGTTTGAATTGCGTACACATTGCTTGTGTAATAGCCATTATAGACCTCCGTTATATTCTGCTGCGTAATCGCGTTGCATCTCTTGTACTGCAAGTTGCACTGCTTCGTCAAATTGTGTCTTATAAAGAGACAGTGTTTCTCCAGCTTTAAGAAACGCTGATGCCTCATAAAGACACGCGGCAAGCAACACATTTTCAAGATTATCACCGATCCAATTATTTGTGTTGCTTGAACTTAGGCCCGTTTCAGGGGCTACAAAATCCACTTGATAGGTATCAGTAGAGTTTGGAGTGGGCGCAAGAGTTACCACGGTTCCTGCCGTACCAGCACTTTTTGTGCTGTACATGATTGGAGTGCCTTGCGTAGTCGCGTTTGGAGAGTAATCGCGTATATATGAGTCAACTCTATGGTTCAGATAAGATGAAACATTTGAAGATATGATAGAAACTTGTCGTATCATTCTTGCTAAAGGAACCGTGTAGTCAGCAGTCCCAGCAATCATACTTCCTGTAGTAGTTTTCCTAAAGCAAGGCAAATTAGGCATACGTTGGAATATCATTACTTCGGCTTGCTCTATGATTTGATCGATAGAGGCTTGCAGCTCTGTGCTGTCATCTTCCAAGAAGTTCTGAATATTTGCAACTAACTGTGTGTAATTCATTACTGACCCCACGACCCTTCACCGAACGCATTGGCTCCAAAACCTGTATAGTCTAATTCAATGGTCACGTCACCTACATTTCCAGAACTACTCGAACCTGTACCAGAAACTGACATATCTGCTATAATTGTTACTGTTCCAGTTCCACCTGTAGCACCTTGACCAATCGGATGAGGTCTTCCTGCGGCATCACCCCAAGGCCCAAGACCCCAAGGTCCAAGACCCCAGCCAAATGGATCTTCGACAATAGCATCTCCAACATTTGCGATAGAGCCAACGCCAGTTACTGTTACTTGTTGGTATCCAAAAGTGCTACCAATTTCACCATTTCCTGAAACGCCAGTCGGATTTGCCTGCAATAATTGAGATACATTTCCAACGCCGCCAGTAGAGCCTACACCCGTTAAAGTCTGCAATGCATCTACACTTACTGTGCCGAGATCTCCTGATCCACCAACGCCACCAATAATATCTTCAATTTCAATTAAGATTGAAGAGAACACAGGAGTATTTGCCTGTCCACCCATTCCTGAGTGCTGGGTGCAATAATAGTAAAGGGTAGGTGCGTTTTCTGCTACAACTATCTGGGTGTAAGCGCCAGAACTTCCCGGCGTCCCTGACGTTGTTACGCCTGTCGTATATTCGCTGCCGCCAGCGTGTGTGCCATTCGGCGTAGTGCTAAAGCGCAGGGGGTGGCTGTTGTTAGAAGATGCAGATTGATCGAAATAATATGTTCTGCTTTCCATCAATTCTAACGTGTCTTGCTGAACCCCTCCGATAAAGTATTTATTAGCACCGCCAACACTCTGAACAGTGACCGTTAATGTCTGTACGACAGATACGTTTGGACCAACCTCACCATCACCAGCTTGGCCAACTGCAATAATTTCTGTCTGTATTGTAGCTTCTGCCGTACCGACATTGGCAGTGCCGCCAACACCACTTTGATTTTCATTAATTATTTCAAACGAACAGCGACCAACATTTGCATTAGCACTAACACCCACACCGGGACGTTGTCTAGGATCTATGAACGGATCAAAGTTGTACCCTATAAATACTTCTGCATTTTCAGGGTCTGTATCTGGACGCGGGTTAAAGAGTGCTGTTGCATCAACAATGTTTTTTGCAGGAGTAAGCTGTGGTTGCTTTGGCTCCCAGTCTTCTGGCGAAACACGCAAGCCATCCCAAGTAGTCTTCAGGTCAGTATATGGAACCTTTAGACCACTTCTGTCGCTTATCGCTTGGGATTTTTTTCCGCTTGCGTATTTAGCCATTAAGATAAGTTCAGCGCAGTTGGCTGAATCCTCAAACTTACACCATCATTGTCAGATGCCGCCGCAAACGCGAAGGCACGTTCATACATTTCGTTTAAGATCTGAAACTTTTCGTTTGCATATTTCAGAGATAGCTTACTTGCCAGACCTGCGCAGATGCATTCATTCCAACGATACGGAATATCTGCGTCTTGGTTTGATGCAGTTACATCTTCAAGCTGTCGAATTGCCCAATACACTATACTATATGTATCCCGATTAGGAATCTGCCAAAAATACGCAACAGGTGTATATTGCTTGTCGAGCATATATTGGCTGGGTTTGCCGGGAGAGGTCTTGTTGGGCAATTGATTGTAATCGGCAATCGATACACGGTTAACAATCTGATCTGCTGTATCAGTCCCAGCACTATCGCGGATAACTGCGCTTATAATATCTATTGTTCCAACTGGCAGCGTGTAGGGCGCTGTCTGGCCGTTCACAAGCGTCAAGGTCTGCTGCTCTACTGCCCAGTAGTTAATACCCCTGTTCGCCCACTCAGAGAAGAGTAGGTTGAGGCTGCGCCGTGCAGACACAGCCCTATCACCCGTTTGAATTTGTGGATCTAACCCACAACGCTCAAATGCTTCAGATATAATCTCTTCAACATTTGGTTGAAACGCTACTGTTCCTGAAGTTGCCATCGAAAACTCCTAGTATTCTTTTATGACCCTCAAGACCAATTGATAAGAATCTCCAACAGCACCAGCTCCAGATGTTGTAAACTTCACATCACCTGTTGGGTTTGTGCCATATGATTTCGTTGATGGAAGACCGCCGAATTTTGAAAAATCGTGATAACCAATGTCATCATCTCCAATATTCATCATAATAATATCCACGTCAGCATCAGCCAGTATGCGTACTGTCATGCTTTTACAGACCCACCAGCCTTCTATAATGCGAACAGCAGTACAAGGCTCGCCATTTGCGTTGGATGCAAGAGTTGACACATCAATTTTCAAAACAGCACTTTCATCGCCTGTATCAACATATTGATACTGAAACGCGAATACAGCCTCTCTGGTGCTATCACTTAGCTTTTTTACTGATACAATGTCAGCCATTTGCTAGTCCTTTTTCTTTGCAGGACGGCCACGTTTCTTAACAGGTTTTTCTTCCCACGCCTCATTTACATCAGGTGTAGAAGGATCGTCAGCTTTTAACGTACCATCTGAGTTTCGAGCGCGAACTTTGGAAATTCCAATGCCTCGCGCCGCCAATTCTTCTTCGGAAGGAGGTGTAAATCTACTCATTAGATAACTCTCCTTACGCTGCTGCGATTGTAGCACCTGTGTCAGAACGCTTCCAGTTTGTGCCGTCAGAGAAGGCCAAGATAGCTGCGCCTGCTGCGCCATTTGAAACGTATACAAGCGTACCAGCGCCTGCATCAGAAGCTGATGGAGCGTTTGCAACTGTATATGTTGGAACAATAATATCGCCAATAAATCCGTTAGTGGAAGTCACTGGACCTGTAAATGTGGTATTAGCCATTTTAGTACCCTTTTGCATAAGGATTCGCTTTGTAGTCTATGCAACGTCAGGAGGGCGGAAACCTGTCTACAAAGCTAATATGATGCCCTTCTTCAAAAACATACATCACATCTAAACAAAAAGAAAGAGGCGATCCGAAGACCGCCCCTTAATCATAACACTCTGGAGAAATGTTATGCTGCGCCTTGTGATCCGAAGATACCGCGCCAATCGGTAGCACCGAAGCTGTAACGCTCACGCACTTTGTAGCGCACGTTGCCAGTCTCGAAGTCACCTTCCATGCCTTTTTTCATAGGCGAGCGTTGGAACATTTTCAGTCCATCAGGA